AATGATTTTGCATCGTGTGTTTTTCTGCCATTGAGATGATGTCGTACTTTATGAAGCATGTCTAACTCATGTTCAACTCGTGAAGGTTGATCTCCACCAAAACCCTGTGCCATGCCGTAAAGTTGATCATCTGTTGCGTTTTTTATTCGGTCATGCATGTCTGGTGAATACTTTGCCAACAATGATTCTGCATCACCTTCTTCTCTCAACTTTCGACTCATTACATTAGCAAAGCGATCCTGAACTCCTTTAACTCTACGAGCACCTGCTCCTTCTGGTCCAGACAGATGATGTCGTACTTTATGAAGCATATTTAACTCATGATCAACTCGTGAATGTTGGTCGCCTCCAAATCCCTGTGCCATGCTGTAAAGTTGATCATCTGTTGCGTTTTTTATCCGGTCATGCATGTCTGGTGAATACTTTGCCAACAATGATTCTGCATCACCTTCTTCTCTCAACTTGTATTGTTTGCCACCCACACGGATCTGTTCACCAGGTTGGATACCATCCTTTTTGGCCTTGACCACTGCGCCTGAGAATGCATTGCCTTCGTCGGTCATGCTTTCATCATACTTGTCATAACGATTACGGATCTTGTTCATGGTGCTGTTGCTGGCATTATCTCTTCCGGCTTTTTGCAGGGCCTTCATACCTTGATCACCATATTTCTTTTTGCCAAAAGCAGCTTGTAGCGCACTTTCGTCTACATCACTTTCTTTCATGGTGGCTTTCCAGGGCTTGAGTTGGGCTTGGTTGATGCTTTCTTCTGTATGACGTAGTTTGTTCAACACAGCACCTGCCACACGCTTGCCTGCTTCTGCACTGCCATAACGCTTGGCAGCACCGGCAGCGATCTTGCTGAAGTTCTTGCCAGGCTTGCCGATGTCTTTACCGGCAGCGGCTTTCTTGGCCGAATAGTCAGCGGCTGCTTCCATCAGTCGATTGGGTGCAGGTTTGACCGGAGCAGCTTGTGCATCTTCGGCCAGTTGCTGTCGCTTGGCCAAGTCGGCCATCTTTTTGTTTAGGTCATAGAAAAAATAATCGCTCATGGTTTATCCTCTTGGTGTTGCGAAAGTAGCAGGCTTAGGCGTGCGTTTGATATCACTCATTGGACTCTTGTTGTCCTGCTTGATATCATTGGTGGTTTTTGCTGGAGGTGTTTTGCCGCCGGCTACTGTGAAATCTGAACGATATGCATTCTGCAATACTGCATGTTTGTAAGGATCACCTGAGTAATCTTTCTTCAATGCCTGCTGTTCAGCATTGGGTGCAGGGTAATTGGTATCTGCAATCAGGTCTTTGTTCTGTGCGTTAATTTCTGCGATCTCGTTATCGATACTGTCCACGTATGATTGTGTCAGCAGTCGGATCCTGTTGGGATTGAACCCCAACAGTTGAGCCAGTTGTTGTATCTGTGGTTCAATAGCTGGATAACGAAAACTCACATCCACTGAGGTCACCATGTCATTTTCTTCGTTGGGAAAGTCTTTTAACAGTCTTTGCACAGGTGTGGTCTTTTTGCCCGACATCCGCACGATGTCAAACTGTTCGAGTTTTTGCGACAGATCCTTGATAAAGGTTGGCGGCACATCACCCAGGATCTTGATCCTGTAGTCGTATGTGCGTTCCGATTCTGCGAGATAATGGTGGAATTTTTTCATATCAGAGTCCTATGTGATATTTATACTTTTTTGGCATTTGTCTTTCTATCGCCCAACAATCTATCCAATAATTCATTGCGATCCAACACATGGCCTTGGCCTTGCTGTGGCGGTTCTCGATCTGAATCTGCAAGTTTGGCATCCAGGTTTGCTTTTTTCAACTGCAAATCAATCATTTTTAACTTCTTGTTTAGCTTGGCCTGCTTGGCAGTGAGTGCATGTCCCAGCATGGCACCGGCTACTGAAAAGATTTCAGCAGCAAATCGTGAATCAACATTCATGCCCAGGTCCATGAGATCCTTGTAACTGCCTTTGGCTAGATCGGCCAGTTCATCCATCTCTGAGTCTGATGAACTCAAGTCACGCACACCTGGCAGGGCAGCGTCAATCTTGTCAATGGTATCATCGATTTCAGCCATCACCGACTGAGTTTGTTCAGGGGTGTACACCAGATCCTCTTCGGGATCCGTAGAGGGTGGTAAGTCGAATAACTCTTCGAGGCGTTTGGTCATACCATATTTACCGGATCTGTCAACCCGGCTTATGGAACATGTCGTCTTCAGTTATGACTCGGAAGTGTATGCCTGCTCGCTTGCACCAGGCCTGTGCTGCGGCCCATTTGGCATAGTTTACAGCAACCACAGCACGATCTCGGCTGTTCATCTTGCTTTCAATTATGCTTTGTTTTTTGGGTTTGATTTCAATCATCTCGGCACGTTGCACATTGCCCCGGGTGCGATATGTGATAAAGAAATCCGGCACATACATGGAGTTTTTGCCGGTGATGGGATTCTTGTAAGGTATTGCAATGCTTTCACTAGCCCATTGAATCACCGCATCGTTCTTGTCGCAGAATCGCATGAATGAGTGTTCCCACCCCGATCGGTATCTGGGTTTGTTTTTTCCCACATACTTGGCCGGATTGGTGATGGCATACTCGCCATTGGCCCAGCGGCTCATGCCAACACATTCCTTGCGGTATAGTAGTTAGGAGTCACTGTGGCGCCATATCCCAGCAGCGTGCTGGTGCTTCTTATGTTGTTGAGATAATAACACAAAGTCAATGTAACTTGGATAGAATCTTGCCCTTGTATGTTTTGCAAGATGTCCAGCACCGGAGTTCGAGTTTCTTCAGCTATCCTAAACAAACTCACTGTGAAATTACCAGCAGATTGATCGGTGGTGAACACAGATCTCATATAGCTGTAGACCACATCATATTCTTCGGCGTTGACAAATGTTTCATAACTGTAGAATGTGTCAAATATCCTGACACTGAGATCCACATTGGTGTTGAGTGCATTGACTGTTCCGCCCATGTTATTGTCCTTGTGTGGTGTTGGTGGTAGCTACTCTATTTGGAGAGATAGGAAATATTGCATTCAGCCCGCCGTTGCTGCGAACTGCGGCCGGCACACTGCTTCTAAGCACACCTTTGAGTGCAGCATTGGCTTCTTCATTGACCGATGCTCTAAAATTTTTGCCTTTCCAGGTCTGATTCACGGTGCCAGCTTTTTGTATGGCCCCGATCACCCCAGTCAGTGTACCACTCTGTAGATCTTCCACGATACCAATACCAGCATCCAGAAGTCCGCCTTGTCCCAACACAGTCTGTGTGCTGCCAGGCCTTGCCAGGCTTGAACGCACATTGTCATAGTAGGAGGGATCAGCAAACCCAACCACATTGGTATCGGGCTTCACACCACCAATGGCTCCTTCGTAATATTTCACAGTTTCATATTCTATGGTCATCGAGTTCTGCATGGTGCCAGCACCTTCGCTGTAGTTATATGTGTCGTGCTCCCAGCTCTTGATCAAGGGATTGATCAATACATAGCTCACCCATTTGTGTTGGCTTAGCCCATACACAGTGATGTCTCGGAAAAATGCCGGCTTGCCTGTCACAGTATTACCACTGTCACTGTATGCTTCGCCCACATATCCCCAGTCATTCACCGGTCGATTATTGTCGTAGATATCTCTGGCATTGTAGGCAAATCCCGCTTGAGATTGCAATTCTCCCATGTCACCATTAGTGGCCCTGGGTGCCAGATAAGTCTGTGCCGGATCCTTGAAGTAGTAGGCATAGTAGTTGTACCACATGTTACGCACAAGACTTCCGCTGTCGTCATGGAAGGTCATGCTTAGTGGACTGTAGTTGATCTTTTTTTGGATCACACGTTTGCGATTGTACTGATTCAGCGTTTCTGTGTCTAAAGTAAATTTAGGCAACTGTATGGTCTTGACCATGAGACCGATTTGTACTTTTTCTTCTGTAGGAAATGCGTTGTTCAATAACGGAATACCGGTGTTGATATTGAAGTAGGTATGGAACAAGAACTTGTTGCGCGGAACAAGTTCATATCCGTTGGGGAGGAAAGTCTTGGCTGCGTGGGCATAGTCTTTGAGACCTTGCCCGCCAAAAAACTCTTTCTCAAAGTCCTGGCCCCAAGCCATCGCAGATTATCCTGTGATCACGTCGTTGACGGTTCTAGCAATGGTACTACCAACACCAGCACCATTTGGTGTTTGATTGGCATTATCATAACGTATGATCAAGGCGATCTTGAGTGGTTCATTAGAATTGTATGCTGCTTGACCATAGTCAGCACTCTTGAGAAAGCAGCCATACAGTTCCCATGTTTCCAACACAGTGGGTTCAGCAGCACCGTTGCCACCGTCAAGAACTTCAAAACGTGTGGTAAACTTGTAATCAATACCACTGGCAGCCGAAGACATTTCCAGGAAGTCCATCTGTTTCTGTAGCTGTTCGCCCACCAAGCGGCTAACTGCGCCCGAGGCATCATCGCGCAAGTTGCATGTGACATCGGTCCATGAGTATTTGCCAGCCAGTTTGAGCTCACTGTTGTAGATTGGAATAGTGATATCAGCAAAGCTCGCTGTAGGGCGTTTGAAATCAATCACCTGTTTGGTAAGTTCTGTTCGGGGTGTGCTCACTCCGAAATTTTCAAATATCACTCGGAAGCGATAGCTGAGTTTGGGCATGAGCAAGCCTTGGTTGCTCGCGCTTTGATCGCTTGCCAAGGGCACTGTCATTCTTGTTAATGATGCAACGGCCATATTTGTAATCTCCTATGCAGTTATTTACCTCGATCGAGGCCAAAAGAAAAGGGGTGTTTCCACCCCTTTTTCTGTGTTAACCATGCCGTTAGATGCTGGTCTGAGTGGCACTGGCTGCGTTGGCAATAGCACCTGTGGTCTGGAGACGCAGCGGAATGTAGATAAATTCCACTGCTTTCACCGGCTCGATGGCTATGTTGACCCATAGTTCGTTGGCATCAATTCTGGCAGGAGTGTTGTTGGATTCATCACACACCACCAAGAAATCATAGATGCCACGCTTGGCCACAAGATCAATACACAGGCTATTGATAGCATTGCTGATTTCATTTCTGGTGATCTGATCGTTGGGTTCAAACAGGAAGCTCTTGCCAATTTCTTCCAATCTGCCACGCATGAATGCAACCAAGCGGGCCACATTGATGCGATCTAATGCAGATGCTTGTCCATAGATGGTCTTGTTACCAAAATTGGTAATACCTATTCCGGGAACAAATGTGATTGGGTTGATATTGTTCAAATATTCAATATCACGCAGGCCTTGGTTATTGCCTATGGTAACAAATTCGCCGGTGGCAGCATTGATATAGCCGATTCTGGCAGCATTGTCGATCACACCGCGACGGGTGCCAGCTGGGGCCAACCATGGATAACTTACCGAATCACTGCGTACTATGGTACGAACCATCATGTGACTGGGTGCTGTGACCACTGTGCTGCCGCCAAGATCCGTGGTCTGGCAACTGGGATAGAACACAGCAGCATATGCTGAACTGGTTGTGAGTCCATCCCCTGCAAGTGTTCCTAATCCACCATTATTTGTGGCCCAAGACACAATATCTCCGCCCTGTGGTCCCAGTCTCATGGGAGTATCTCCTACCACGAACACAGTATTATTGCGTTCGTTGCTGAGTGCTATCATGTTGGGGATCAGTTCAGGATACGCTGTGCAGGCTGCGAGATTGAATATTGCTTGTTCTTCACGCACAGTGATATTGGTATCAATGCCAGATTTCAATGCAGCAACGATCAGAGCACGTTGGGCAAATCGTCCCATGTTTGGAGAACCATCTGCACGATTACCTGATGCTGTGACCCATGAATTGGTCTCTAACAGATCCCAGTACGAAGTCTGTGTGGCAGGATTTTGATTGGTACCAGCTTGGATGGCCACATACAACACAGTATTATACAGCACCTGATCGCCCACAGCATAGGTGTCAGTGCTGGACCAGGTAGGATAGCTGAAAGCATTGGCATTAAAGTAATTGACCTGGAAGCTCTTGACATTGAATCCCGAACGGCGTGTGTTAAACAACAACATACCTGCTGGATATAGAGCAGGATCGGGTGCATCCACATCCAAGTAATCACTTGTGAGCAATGATGTGATGCTGGGCAAATCGTCGGTGATGGGATTCGCGGTGCCTGTGGTGCTCCAACGTGCGTCCTCAAACAACACACCATTTGACGTTTGTTGATCTGTGTTGTCGATCAACACCCATTGATTCACTCCATCTATTGCTTGCCAACGCTTGATCACTGGGTAGATTTCAAGATCACTGGTGTCAATCCAGAGATCACCATACACCAACACTGTGCCATCAGTCTGTGTGGTAGGTGCTGTGGCCGAAATGATGGGTCCAGTGGGATTAGTGCCTGACAAATCGTATCCGCGAGTGTCGTTTGTTTCATTCTGATATCCCACCCAGCCGTTTCCACCTTGGATCATGATGTCCACTTGGTTGGTGGTAGAATAGTACCAGTAGGTACCATCTGCAGGATCTTGATTGGGTGCAGTGGCACTGGCTGTGTACACCAGAGGAATCCATCCACTGAGTTGCAAGAATGCATATTGATTGTCATCCACTATATTGCGGCAACCTGTGGTGCTGATAGAGAATCCAGCATCAGTCACAGCAGTGTCAGTGCCAACATTTTGCAACAAGATCACGCCACCAATACTTTGTGTGAGAACGATAGCACCAGTGCTGTTTACTGTGGCAACCACATTTGGCAAACCTGCAGAGCTCACCGCTGTGACAAATGCTGCTGCATCGGTTCCGTTGACAGTGACAGTGACAGTGCTGGTCAGTGAGGTAGAATTGGCCTGACTTGTGGTAACAGTGAACTGATCACCATTGGTAAAGGTGGGTGTACTGGTACTGCC